CTTGGCTTCGGCGGCGGGCTGGCGGTCTGGTCCGACGATCACGACCGCGCGCCCCAGGAGGGCGACCTGGGCAACGGTGTGGATCTCTATTTCGTGACGGACGAAACGACCGACGAGGTGGCCGCATGACCGACCTGACGGACCGGCTTTACCTGCGCAAGTGCAGCCTGGTGGTGGGCGGCGACGGCACCGGCCTTGAACTGGGCGAGCTGCGCATCTCATTTTCCACCCAGCACGCGGATTTCGAGACGCCCAACCGCGCGGACATCCGCATCTACAATTTGTCCGAGGAGACGGCCCGGCGTGTGCAAAAGGAATTTACCAGCGTGGTGCTGCAGGCGGGATACGAGGGCAACTTTGGCCTGGTGTTCGGCGGCAGCGTGCGCCAGGTGCGCCGAGGCCGCGAGGCAGGGACGGATACCTACCTGGACATTTTGGCCAGCGACGGAGACCGGGCCTACAACTACGCCGTGGTCAACGCCACCCTGGCCGCCGGTGCCACGGTGCGCGATCAGGCGGACGTGGCGCTTGGCTCCCTGGCGGACCACGGCGTGGTCACCGGGCACATCCCGGACCTGGGCGGCGAGGCCCTGCCACGCGGCAAGGTCATGTACGGCATGGCCCGCAAGTACATGCGGGATGCCGCCGAGACCAGCAACACCACCTGGTCCATCCAGAACGGTGCTGCCCAGATGATCCCGGTGCAGGGCTACGGCCCCGGCGAGGCCATCAGCCTCACGGCCCAGACCGGGCTCATCGGCCAGCCCGAGCAGACCAACGAAGGAATCCGGGTGCGCGCCTTGCTCAACCCGCGCTTTCGTGTGGGCGGGCGCATCAAGCTCGACAACGCGAGCATCCTGCGTTTCAAGACCGAGCTGCGGGCCGGGGCATTCGACAAGGCCCCGCGCCTCGACGACGACGGGCTCTACCGCATCCTGGCCATAGACTTCAAGGGCGACACGCGCGGGCCGGACTGGTACGCGGACCTGATCTGCGTCGGCATAGACGACTCCGCGCCCATCGGCTCCAAGCTCCGCGACACCAATGGAGGCAGATGATGGACCGGCGCGAGCGATTTGACGATCCGGTGGAGGCAACCCGCGCTGCCATGGATGGCCGCATGGCCGAGGTCTGGACCGCGCTGCCCGGCGTGGTGCTAGCCTTTGACCCGGCAGCCATGACCGTCAGCGTGCAGCCCTCCATCAAGGGCCGGGTGGAACGGCCCGACGGCTCCGCCACCAGCGTGGCGCTGCCAGTGCTGGTGGACGTGCCCGTGGTCTTTCCCTCTGGCGGCGGGTTCACCCTGACCTTTCCCATCGCGCCCGGCAACGACTGCCTGGTGGTGTTCGCCGCCCGGTGCATCGACGCCTGGTGGCAGTCCGGCGGCGTCCAGGAACCCATGGAGCCGCGCATGCACGACCTCTCGGACGGGTTCGCTTTGGTCGGCCCCTTTTCACAGCCGCGCACCCTGCCCGCCGTGAGTACGGAGAACGTGCAGCTGCGCACCGACGACGGACAGGCCAGCGTGACCATCATGCCGGACTACACCATCACCGCCTACAATCCCGCCGCGTCCATCACCATAACCCCGGACGGCGAGATCGACGCCCAGGCCAGCACTCGGATTCGGCTGCGCACCCCGCAGCTGGACATCGAGGCCGACTCCATCACCCTGGCCGGGCTGGACGGCTCCGGCGCGTCCGCCACCATCACCGGCGACATCACGCTGGACGGCAGCCTGACCAGTACCGGCGACCAGGTGGCCCAGGACGTGAGCCAGGTCCACCACGTTCACACCGGCGTACAGGCTGGCGGCGACACCACGGGAGAGCCCGCATGAGATACCGCAAGTGGCAAGACGGCACGGACATCCAGTATGGCCACGGCCAGGCCGACTACTGGCAGGACGATCCGCGCGGCGTGGCCCAGGCCGTTGTCTCGCGGCTGCGGCTGCTCTCGGGCGAGTGGTTTCTCGATCTGGGCGAGGGCACCCCGTATGTGGGCGGCGTATTCGGCAAGCACACGGGGCAGAGTTTCGACCCGGTGATCCGGGCGCGCATCCTGGACACCGAGGGCGTGACCGGCATCGCCAGCTACCAGTCCATTTTTGACGGCGAGACCCGCCGACTGACCATCAACGCCACCATCGACACCCAGTATGGGCAGGCGGCAATCCAGGAGGTTCTCTGATGGCGCTCGTGGGACACATTGACGAGACAGGCATCCACATCCCGACGTACCCGGCCCTGCTGGTCGAGCTGCAGGACGCCTTCCGGGCCATATTCGGCGCGGACGTGTATCTGGAGGCCGACAGCCAGGAGGGCCAGATGCTGGCCATGTTCGCCCTGGCCCTGCACGACGCCAACCAGCTGGCCCAGTCCGTGTACAATGCTTTCAGCCCGCAGACCGCCCAGGGCGCTGGCCTCTCCCGCATGGTCCGGCTCAACGGCATCGCGCGGTTGCCCGCCAGCCGGTCCACCGTGGACCTGACCCTGACCGGCCAGCCCGGCACGGTGATCGCGGGCGGCGTGGCCCAGGATGTGGCCGGGCAGAAGTGGCGGCTGCCCGACACGGTGGCCATCCCCGTGAGCGGAGAAATCACGGTCACGGCCCAGGCTGCGGACCCCGGCGCGATCCAGGCCGCCGCGGGCGAGGTAAATGCCATTGCCACGCCCACCCGTGGCTGGCAGTCGGTGACCAACCCCCTGGCGGCCACGCCAGGGGTTGACACCGAAAGCGACGCGGTCCTGCGCCTGCGCCAGCGGGTCAGCACCGCGCTGCCGTCCCAGACCGTGCTTGAGGGCATTGTGGGCGCGGTGGCCAACCTAAGCGGCGTGATCCGGCTCAAGGCATACGAAAACGACACGAGCGAAACGGACGGCAACGGTCTCCCGCCGCACTCGCTGGCCATGGTGGTGGAGGGCGGCGACATTACGGCCATAGCCCAGGCCATGGCAGGCAAGAAGACGCCGGGGTGCGGCACATACGGAGACATCACGGTCGCGCTGGCCGACCGCTACGGCCTGCCCTCGGTCATCCGGCTTTCCCGGCCCGTGGAGGTGCCTGTTGTGGCCGTGGTGACCATCGCGCCCAGGGCCGGATACGTCTCGCCCACCGGCGCTGCCATCCGCGAAAACCTGGCCGAGCATTACAACGCCCTGGACATCGGCGAGGACGTGCTGCTCTCCAAGCTGTACACGCCGATCAACGCCGCCGAACCCGGCGCGAGCAAGCGCACCTTTGACGTAATCGGGCTGGTCATTGCCCGTGGCGAGGAGGTTCCAGCCGCCGCCAATCTGCCCATCGCCTACAACGAGGTGGTGGTGGGCCTGGCCGACAACGTGACCGTGATAGTGGCCGAGGCATAACATGACGCTCGACGCCTACCTTTCACTCATCACCTCGCTCTACCGGACCCAGCCCAGATTCCTGGCCCTGGTCACGGCGCTGGCGCAGCCTGTGGTGGACCAGCAGGCGCTGCTCAAGGCCATCCGAGATGGCTTCGACCTGACTACCGGCATCGGCGTGCAGCTCGACCAGGTGGGCGAGTGGATAGGACGCAGCCGCAACCTGGAAACGCCATTGGATGGCGTCTATTTCTCCTGGGACACCGAGGGCCTCGGTTGGCAGCAGGGCGCGTGGAAGGGGCCGTATGACCCGGACACGGGCATGGTTGTCCTGCCCGACGAGGCATACCGCCTGCTGCTGCGCGCCAAGGTGGCGGCCAACTCCTGGAATGGCACCCTGGACGACGCGTATGCAATCTGGGAGGCGGTGTTTGCGGACACCGGCATGGTCGTGGTCATCCAGGACAACCAGGACATGAGCATAATTGTGGGCGTGGCCGGGGCCTACCCGGACGCGGTGACCAAGGCGCTGCTCTCCGGCGGATACATTCCGCTCAAGCCCGCCGGGGTGGAGATAGACCATTACGCGGTCGCGCCCCAGGGCGGCGCTCTGTTTGTCTGGGGCGCGGAATCCGATACCTGTAACGGCTGGGGCATCGGTTCCTGGCCCGAAAACCTCATCCCATAGGGGGAACAATGCCGACGATCAACGAAATTTATCCCTTCGGCACCACCGGTACCGTGGCCGACGGCGAGGTGCTGACACTGGCAGAGTACCTGGCCGATCCCCAGCGGCTGCGCGGCCATCAACCCGGCATTGCCCGCCAGGCGCTGATGAACACGACACTGCGCCAGATTTCGCACATGGCTGCCGGGCTGGCCCAGTTCATCGCCAAACGCTACGAGCCCGGCGTGGTGGACGACAGCGACCTGGACAAGGTCGAGGCGGGCCTGGTGGCGGCCATCAATGGGCTGATCCTGGCCGCCCAGGATAACACCGAATATGCCCTGGCGGGCCATACCCACCTCACTGCCCAGGTGACCGACCTGCTGGGCGGCGCCCATGCCTGGAGCCGCCAGCAGTATTTCGGGGCCGTGCCGCTGGCCATTGTCGATGGCTCCATTGCCTGGAATCTGAACAATGCCCAGTGCGCTTACGTGGTCCTGGATCGGGACGCTTTTCTGGCATTTCCCACCAATGTGAGCAACGGCGGACAATACCGCCTGCGCGTGATTCAGGATGCTGCGGGAGGGCATGTGCTCTCCTATTCCGCCGGGTACAAACCAGCCGTCGAGGGCGACGATCTGCCCGAGGTGGCAACCGGGCCGGGCGCGGTGACGATCATCAATGGCGACTCAAACGGCAGTGACATGAGGATTGCGTAATGGCTGGCCGCGCGCTCCACTACACTACCAGGTTCCGCGCCCGTCGAGCCCGCAACTGGTTCGGCGACGGCTCCGACGGGGACATCCGCATCACCGCCGCCGGGGCCGAGCAGTCGTTTGACTCCGGCGTGACCTGGGCCGCTGTCCCCGGCTGGACGCTTGTCGGTTCTACCGTGTCAATTCCGTCCGTGCAGGACGGCGACATGTTGGTGGTCAACGCCCGCACCCTGGCCATTGACGCTGTCTATACGCTGACCGTTACCAACCGCTGCCGGGGCTTGCTCGTCTACTGCAAGGGCGATGCGACGATCAACGGGACCATCTCCATGACGGCCAGGGGGTGCCGCGCCAACCCGGCATCGGCCTGGGTCGGCACACACACCCCTGTCGCCCCCTCGGACGGTCACGCCGTGCCTGCGTCTGGCCCTGTCATCCGCAGGTTCGCCGCCGGGCAAACAGCCACACACACCACTGCCGACCTGATGCACGGCTGCGGACAAGCCGCTGTAGACGCAGAGGCCAATCAGCCCGCCGTGGACGGCGACGGCGTGGTTGTCGCCATACCGCGATTGGGCGGGATCGGCGCGGCGTATAGCGCAACCGGTCAAATCCAAGTGCCGCCAACCACCGCAGTCAACGGGACCGGCGGCGGGGGAGGATGGGGGAGGCTATCCAGTACCAATGGAGCCATACCAGCCGACCCGGACCTGGATGGCGGCAACGGCACCTGTTTCTCTGGCGGCGCTGGCGGCGGATTTGTTCGCGAGGGGGATGCCTGTTTGGCATCGCTGATGTTCGCATCTGACTACGGAGGGCAGGGCGGAGACTCCTCATACATCTCGGCTGCATCCAACTATCCCGGAGGAGTCGGCAATCCTGGGGGCAGGGGCAGTCTGTCTGGCGGACCGTGCTTTGCCGGTCCACAGGGACCATTCGGCACAGGCGGGATCATGGCGCTGCTTGTCGGCGGCAATCTGACAATAGGGGCGGATGGCATACTGTCGGCAAACGGCGTCAGCAACACCGCCAACCTGTGTGGCGCATCTGGAGGTGGCGTTGTCATCGTAATGTATGCTGGATCGTTGTCCAATGTCGGCACCATAACCGCAACCGGAGGATTGTCCGGCAGCGGCGGCAATTTTTGCGACGCGGCAGCCGGGAGCGTCGTTGGCCCCCTGCAGATTGACCCGGCCTAATCACCAAGGAGACAGGTATGCTTTTTAGATTTTCAGACGGCACGATGGGCGCGGCGCGGTGGTTTACTCACAATGAGATCAACCACCCCCCGGCCATCCTTGACCAAAAAACGAATGAAGACGACTCCGCATGGCTGGCCCGCCTCTCCGCGCTTGGGGTTGCCCCGGTGCGCCACGAGCAGCCGGACGGATTCGACCCCAACATAATGGACAAGGGCGACCCGGTCGAGACCATGGCGGACGGCTGGCTGGTCATCTCCTGGCCCAATGTGACGGCCAAGGTGCCCGTGTGGGCCACGGCCACGGGCGAGGCCATGTACATCAGCCAGGGCGCGGACATCCCTGACGGATACACCGATCAGGCTCCGCCAGCGCTGGCGCGGGGCTTGTACACCTGGGACGCTGCCGCCGGAGCCTGGGTCGAGAACGTGGAGGCCATGGCCAGTGTGATCCGGGTTGCCCGCGACATGCGTCTGACCGCCACCGACTGGACGGTGTTGCCCGATTCGCCGCTGGACGCCGCCACCCAGGCTGAGTGCATCGCCTACCGCCAAGCCCTGCGCGACCTGACTGGCCAGACCGGGTTCCCCTGGCAGGGCGATGCGGGCGCCGCGCCCTGGCCGGATGTGCCGGGCGTGCTGGAGTAAGGGTATGGCCGACATCGTCGATATGGCTCAGGCGTGCGAGGCCCTGGAGCGCGCCGCCGCCATGGCCAACAGAGACCGCCGCATCGGCCCCGGCGCACCCGTGGTGGGCGGCGTGGCCATCTGCCGCGAGTGCGGCGAGCCCATCCCCCCGGCCCGGCTCATCGCCATCCCCGGCTGCGACCGCTGCCGCGACTGCCAGGAGGAGGCCGAGCATATATAAAGGATAATGAGGAACAGGCGGGGGCGCGCCAACGCCCCCACTGGCGCGGTACGGACATACCGCCCCACAGGCCGAAGCCCACTGCTCCATACCCCTGTACAGGGTAGCAGGTTGAATAACAGGGCACGGCTCAATGTGTAAAGCAAGGTAATATGAAGGAGTTCCGTTGCCGCAACTGCAATAGGTTGCTTGCCCTAGAGAATTTGGAAGGTTCCCTGGAAATCAGGTGCCCACGCTGTAAGGCCATAAATAGACTGAGGACCATGAGTCCCTGCGCAGAAGGCCACCGAGCCGCGACAGACAAGGATACCGGCGATGGTGAGACCCACCGTGGGGAGCCTGTTCAGCGGTGCCGGGTTGTGTGACCTGGGACTGGAAAAGGCGGGCTTCAACCACAAATGGTTTTGTGAAATCGGAGATTATCCCCGAAAGGTTCTGGCCGTACGGTGGCCAGGGAAACCTATCTATTCTGACATAGGAGAATTGGATGCTCACACGGTTGAAAAGGTCGATGTGCTCGTTGGAGGGTTCCCCTGCCAGGACGTGTCTTCAGGCGGCCTGCGCAAAGGAATCAGTAAAGGAACCCGCTCGGGCCTCTGGTTCGAGTTCCAGCGCCTTATTCGCGACCTTCGACCGGGGTACGCGATCATTGAGAATGTTAAGGGGCTGCTCTCGAAAGGCATCGATCAAGTCTGTGCAGGGCTGGCCGACATCGGGTATGATGCGGAATGGGAGGTGTTACCGGCGGCCCTCTTCGGTGCCCCGCATCTCCGCGAGCGCGTTTTTATTGTTGCCTACCCCCACAGTGACGGGAGTGGCCAATCGCCTCGGGTCTTTGTTGAGGACTCCGGAGGCGTGGGAGACCACCTCCAACTTAACGGCCAAGCTGTGTGGAATGGTCTTCGGATTGACAGGGCGGGACCGGTATCCGCTTGGTTGGCATCTGCCGGTTGTGGAGTTCGTCGAGTGGATGATGGGAGTGCCGAGGCATTGGACCGACTTAAATGCCTCGGAAACGGCATCACCCCGCAGCAGTCCGAATACGTAGGCAGACTGATCCTCGCTGACATGAAGAGGCACTCGGCTACATAAGAGAGGGCCGCGTCACTTCCCTTTGACGCGGCCCATCATTTTTGAAACAGTCTTTCATAATATGAAACAGCGGAACGGGGTCAATTATAGCGCAATTCAGAGTTAATTTTCGCGCGCGGCATCAAGAAGAGCCGTCGCTTTCGCTCCTCCAAGTTTGGAATTGCCCTCCCGGCGGGGTTCTTTCTTTTGCTTCGCCCAAAAGAAAGAACCAAATACCATGCTGGCCTTACCTGAGGTAGTCTGAGTTTGAACGACAACTTAGAACCGCAGGAGGCACAGCATGGCAAAGTATTCAGTATCACGAATCAACGATTTTC